TACTAACAATCTTCAAGGGAAATCTCTAAAGAATCTATCGTTCTTGAAGATTTTCATTGAACAGATATCTTAATTAAACTATAATTCAATCCACACATTATATATTATGAAAGGCCACTAAAGTGACTGAATCTTTAAAAGATACTATGAAACAAGCTGTGTTTATTCCTGATCGCGACGAACGATATGTACAGTGGGGGAACTTCGAGAGAGTTCTTAAAGTTATTAAATCTGGAGAGTTTTATCCTGTATGGATTACAGGGCATTCAGGGAATGGTAAATCTTCTATGATAGAACAAGCTTGTGCTGTGGCCAATCTTCCTTCAGACTTTTCTAAGATGAAACAAAAAGAAAAGTTAAAAGCTCTTGAAGAATATAAGAATGCCGATAAGTCCATTGGAAGAGAGTATATTAGGATCAACTTCACCGCAGAAACTGATGAAGGAGATCTCTTGGGGTCATATTCTCTTATTGGCGGCAATACAGTATTCCAAAAAGGTCCAGTAGTAGAGGCTATGGAACGCGGAGCTATCCTTTTATTGGATGAAATTGACGCGGCTCATCAGAACAGGATCCTATGCCTACAATCAATTTTAGAAGGTAAAGGAGTTCTCATCAAAGCTACTGGTGAATATATTAAGCCTGCTAAGGGATTTAATGTTTTCGCTACGTCTAATACGAAAGGTAGAGGATCCAATGATGGGAAGTATATGGGTCTCAACATCATGAACGGAGCATTTTTAGATCGCTTTGCTGCTATGATGCATCAAGATTATCCTCCTATTAATGTTGAGAAGAATATTCTGGTACACTATCTGTCAGAGTACTGCAGTTCCTTGGACGAAGCTAAATTAAAAACATACACAACATTTATTGAGAATGTTTGTAAATGGTCTAAAGAAATTCGCGACAGGTTCTATAGCGGAGATATTGAAGAAGTTGTAACAACAAGGACTCTTATCAATACCGTTAAGGGATACTTCATCTTTGAATCTCAACGGACAGCCCTGCAACTGGCTTGTGAACGTTATCCTGATGATATTCGTCAAGATTTCATCTCGTTCTTCGATAAGTTGGGATATACAGACGAACAAGAAACTGTATCAGCCCCAGCTCCAGACCAATCATTCTAATTATCACTAAACAAGAAAGAGAATTATATAAAAATGAGTATTAAATTATCAGATTTTACAAAAAAGGTATTAGGGAATATTGCAGAGTTCAACGGAGGGGTTATCATTAACCAATCCCAGAACGGTAAAACTATTATCAATACAATGTCTCAACCCGCAGGAGATCTCATGCTAACAGTCGAGATCCCGGAACAGTTCAACTATGACTTTGTAGTTTCAGATCTTTCTAGATTCCTCAATATACAATCAACTCTAGATTCCCCAGAACTAGAACTCCACAAACAGTATATGATTATTAAATCAGATTCTAGTGGAGCAAAGATCAAATATAGTTACGCTGACGCAAGAGCTGTAATCGTCCCTCCCGGAACTCCTGAGATCGGAGACGAGATAGTTACAGTTGATATTCCAAAAGAGAAGATGGACAAGATCCGTAAACAAGCAAACATTCTTCACCTTCCTCACATCCAATTTTCTGTAGATGACGGAAAAATCGTCTGCACAGCAAAGGATTGTAACAACCCATCTTCAAACACGATTTCTCACGATCTTGGAGATGCTAATGGAATGACTATCGATGAAGATGTTATAGTCGCTTCAGAATCTTTAAAGATTGTTCCAGACGATTATCAATTGTCTGTATGTGAAAATGCTATTAAACTTAATCCTCTCAACAACAAAACAATGACATATATCATTGCTCGTATTATGGATGTATAATGAAAGATAATAGTTTAGTTGATAACTTTGTGTGGACGGAGAAGTATCGTCCACGTAAAATCGAAGATTGTATTTTACCAGCTGCTATCAAGGAGTGCTTCTTAGGATTCGTTTCTTCTGGAAATTTTCCTGGGCTACTTTTAGCCGGAGGAGCAGGAACAGGTAAAACTTCAGCAGCTAAAGCTCTCTGCGATCAGTTGAATTATGAGTATATTTTAATTAACGGATCAGAACAGAGAAACATTGACACTGTTAGAACAACTATCAGAGAATTTGCATCCACTCGATCGATGTACGGGAAGAATAAATGTATTATTATCGATGAAAGCGATGGATTCAGTGCTCTTGCTCAAGCTGCTCTTAGAGCAACCATGGAAGAATTCCATTATGTTAAGTTTATTTTAACATGCAACTATAAAAATAAACTCATTGAACCTATCCACTCTAGGACAACTTGTATAGACTTTATCGTCCCTAAGCAAGACAAGACTAATATGATCTTGGAATTTGTGAAAAGGTCTTTTGATATTCTCAAACAAGAGAATATCAAGTTCGATAAGAGTTCTGTTGCTAACGTTGTCAAGAAATTCTTTCCCGATAACCGAAGAATCCTGAACGAACTTCAGAGATTGTCTGCTGCTGGAGAGATTACATCTGAGCTTGTTGAAATGTCTCTCAATGAAGCTGATACCAATGCTCTAGTCAATGCTTTGAAATTACGCGATTTGACGCTAGTTCGTCAATGGGTGGTCAATAACATATCAATGGACGTCGAAACGTTCTATAGAGCGCTCTATGAAGGATTATACACTACCGCAAAGGAAGAAGACATTCCTCAAGCAATCTTAATCATTTCAAAGTATATGTATCAAGGATCTTTTGTATCAGATCCAGAGATTAATCTGATGGCATTGATGGTAGAAATCATGCAGACTGTAGAGTTCAAGTAGAATGGTGAGTTTGTTTAAAGATATTATACCATCTTTGAATCTTAAGACTGAACATCTTATGGATAATAATAATAAGATGACAGAAAGCCAATATGATGCTTTTAATACAAACAAAGCTTATTCGTTTGGAGAAGATATCATGATCGCTAATGCTATGAATCTTGCTCATCATCTACCTAACAGATTACAATATGACTTTTATTTCTACGGTTTAGACAAGCAGAAGAGATACGACAAGTGGATCAAAAAACATAATATAAATACGATAGATATTATCCAGAAGTATTGTGGATGTTCTTATAAAAGAGCTTTAGAGTACTCTCTGGTTATATCCGATCAACAATTGGATAAAATCAAAAAATCAAACGATAGTATGGAAGATAATGTTTCAAAATGATGTTTTTAATGGCCACGGAATTGAAGTAGATATCTTAACAGAAGATAACTTTCTTAAAATAAAAGAGACTCTAGAACGTATAGGAATATCCACTCAAGATAAAACTCTATATCAGTCTTGTCATATCTTACATAAAACTGATCAAGATGGAAATTCTAGATATGCTATAGTACATTTTAAGGAAATGTTTATATTTGACGGAAAAGAGGCTTCTCTTACCGATGAAGATGTTAAGAGGAGAAATTCCATAGCAGCATTACTACAAAAATGGGAACTTGTTAAGATCTTATCAGATAAACCTATAGAGATCTTTTCAAATTTCAAAGTGATACCTTACAAAGAAAGAAGTGAGTGGAATCTTGTCCAAAAATATCAAATCGGAAAACGTCAATTCTAAGATCTTTAGTGAAGACGATATACAATATGCAGTAGACGTTGTTAATATGTTTTCTGATACATTGGAAAATTGTCGTCTAATTGTCTCTGGGATGATCCATAAACATTCTTCTGGAGTTATTTCTTTAGATTCTGATACTGAACAAGTATTATTAGAATGGGCCAAAAGTTTTATAGCTTTAAAGGAACATATAAAGAATCTTAACAATAATACAAAATATAATTAAAAAGTAGTTGAAGATCTTAAGAAACTCTAATATAATAAACACTACTAACTAGACTCCCTCTAAAGAACATTTACAAAGGATTGATTTAAAATGATTGATTTCATCTTATTATGCTACTTCTTATACGGTTTATTCTATTCTGGTCGTATGTTTGATAAAATTTGCGACTTTTTAATTCCAGAAGATCGTTCTCTTGACAAGTATGATGTGATTTTGGTATTTTTATCTACAATTCTTTGTATTTTGTTGTGGCCTTTGGTTTTAGGAGCTAATAAGATCAAATCAGATACTTAAAAAATTATTAAATTATTTTAAACCGTGAAAGTTTTATTATTATGTTTTATGAATTTCCTAGAATCGAACACATTAATGATGTTCTTCCTCATATAGATGATAACTTTATAGTTGCTAATAAAGGTGAGTATACTGTTATCAACTATATTCTTCCAGACAAAGAAACATTTCCTCCAGTTACGGACTTAAGATCCGCTATTCGTCGTGAATGCAGAGGTATTATCTTTTGTAATGTTACTGGAAAGATTCTTAGAAGACCATACGGGAAGTGGTTTAATATTTCAGAACGTGAAGATTATTCTGAAGAAATCGTTATGTCTGCAATGGTTAATAATTCGTATAAAGCTCTAGAAAAACTCGACGGAAGTATGATTTCTGCATTCAGAACTCATTCGGGAGAATTGATTTGGGGAAGCAAGATGGGATTTACACATCTTTCTCCTAAAGTTGAAGAATTTGTAGATATTCATACAGAATACAGAAGCTTTGTTGAACATTGCGAAGTTCTTGGATTGACTGCCATCTTCGAATGGTACTCCCCCGAAGATCGTATTGTTATAGATTACGGTAAAGAACCTCTAATGATTTTAACTGCTGTTAGGCATACCGTTGATGGAAATTATGTAGATCAAGTATTTCATATTGCTGAAAATGTGTATAACATTCCTACAGTAAGATCCTGTGGAAGACTCTCTTTTGGTCAAATAAAACAAGAACAAGCTGAAAACACTACCGATGAAGGCTACGTGATTCGGTTTGATAACGGTCATATGGTCAAGATCAAGCATGAACACTATTGTAAAATTCACAGAGCTAAATCTTCTCTAGCTAAAGAGCGCCATATTGTAGATCTGATTCTTAACCAGAAGATAGACGATCTTAAACCATTCTTAGATCAAGAAGAGATTAAAAAACTTGAACATTTTGAAAACTCTTTAAGTCAAAAGTTGAAGAATATGGTATACACTTTTGATAGCAACATGAGTATAGCTCATATACATGGTTTGACGAAAAAAGATCTCGCTCTGAAATACAAAGACAAGACCCCTCCATGGCTGATGTCGTTAATGTTTAAATTTCATAGCACTAATTATACCAATGAGCAGGTGTATGCTGAAATCGAAAAGTATATTTTGAAATACTGCACAAGAGATAACAAGTATCAAGAGTTTATGGTTGACGATGTGTTGTCTGATGTGGTAAGATGGAAACCTGTAATGTTTAGCGGAGACAATTAAAGATGGTCAAGCAATTTTTTGGATTTAATAATAGAGAAGAGGCTGAGAAATCGTTTGGGTCATCTTATCTAGACAACCCTAAATGGAACAGGTCTGTTAGAGAATATAGTGTAGTAGAGAATGCTAGAGTATATCCCCAAGAGACAGTTGTATCAGGACGAGAAACTACGATTGTTACTGACCGATATATTATATCATATCTCAATCAATATTTTAATTGGTAGTGGAGATAATTGATGGAGTATAAAGATGTTCCTTACGAGGATTATTTACCACGCCCAAGCCCTTCTCTATCTTTAGAAAACCTTCTTAATGCTAGAGATTACTTAGCCGAAACTGTTAAAAGCGAAATGATAACAGGCAACAAATTAAGCGAGTCTAATCTTATTGATATTGCCATACAAAGATTAAATGAATGTAGAACGGCTTACGATCAATCCATTTTACAGGTAGACGAAGGGATAATTAAATGACCGTGCAAGAATTAATTGATCATTTAATGAAAATTGAAGACAAGACTTTGTTGGTAGCTGTAGAAGCTGATCACGGGCAAGTTCCGATGGAATCTTCGTGGGTAGGAGAGGTTTACGTCGAAGACAAGACTGAATATATGATGGAGTCTATGTTTGAAGAAGACGATAAAGGAAACCCGTTAGAAATCGATGATGAACATAAAATCATTGTCATTCAAGCTTACTGAGGATAGAGATGAATACTGAAGAATCTATCATGAAACGACTAGAATGGCTTTTGAGAAATTCCACATATGGAAAGTTCGTTCCTGATTCTCCTTGTTATAAAGCAGGAGAAGCCTTGAACCGCGATGTATCAGAATCTTTTAGTGTGTCTGATGAAGATATTAATGAAATCGAAAGGTCAGAAAAAGATGTGTAAGCTAATTTTAATAGGGATCTATATGATCAACCTCTGCCAGATATCTTACATAATGCCATCTAGAGATTTTGACGATCTTCCTGTGTGCGAAATTACCCTACGAGACGGTAACATTATCACAATTGAAGCCAGTGAATGTTCCGATGTTTTTAGAAAAATAGAACAATCACAATAGGAAATATCATGAAAGCTCCTCCATATTTAAAGTTTTTTATTAGACCAACTGATTCAGACGATTTGGAGAAATATGTATCAAGCCGTAGTATGATGAACGAAGAAGACTTTTTGAGATATAGAGATATCATGGGCCTGCCATCACCTTTCAAGTATGCTAATTATCAGGAATACTTAAACGATTTTACTCCATTGACAGACGAAGATGTCGCTGAATATAAAAACACTCTTATAATAGATAAAATAGCAATGACAGCAGAGGGTGAAAATCTCGATCAAGATGATAAGATTATTGCTAGAGGATTCAAAGAGCTGTACAAATATTGGAACGATAAAGGATTGTGGTTATGCTAGAAAACAAAATCAATCCTCCAACGTACTGGTTTGGATATAGATATAAACCTTCTGGAGACTATCAGGTCAAATTATACAGAGACTCTAAAGACATTAAAGAGCTCCATAATTGCGTTGGAGATACTATCTACTGGTTTGCTCCTGCTCCATTCACAGCCTTGTCTAGAGAAGAAGCTCTTAAAATACTCTATGCTATTGACTATCACGAAAAATTATCTTATAATTGTGGAATTGAACCTGATAGTTGGGCCAAGATTAGAAGCGAACAAGAAACATTTAATATGTTGAAAGAAATTTTAGATGGCAAAAAGAATTAAACCATATCCAGAAACAATCTATATGATATTCGATATTGATAACGATGATTATGTTCGTCGCGGATCGTCTGGGTATAGAATTTATACGAAAATATCTACAGCTAAAGAACAAGTTAAAGATTTTGGCAACAGAGGATATAGTGGTCATAAAGCTATAGAAGTTTCTAAGAATCTTCGTGTAGATAGTTTCAAATTTATTAAGGATCAAGAGGGAGTGTAATGTTTAAAAATCTTTTTACTAGCCCTGAAATAAACAAATCTCAAAACGATTGGCAAACGATAGAGAATGTTCCTATAGGAAGGGTTCTAAATCTTGCTTGTTCTAATGGAGTTATGTTTTATGGGTGGACCAGCGGAGAACGCGACGAATATGACTTCTCTCTAATATTTTACGACGGATCAACTAATGCTAGAACTACTCGCGCCCCGTCGTTTTGGAAATTTGAAGACCCTTTGCCTGATATTAAATTTGATGTGTGCAAGTATTACGAATCACAAAGACCTGTTCCGAGACCTCCATTAGTTTGGATATCAGATACACCAGATTTAGAAGTTTGTGCTGAAGGAGATTATAAAGGTTATAAAATATACAAACCTCAGGGAATAAAGGAACATTTTATTATTACGGACGAAGGAAATACTGTAAAGACATTCTTTCGTTCTAGAGAAGATGATTTACAATGGTTTGAGGATTAAAGAATGACTGTAGACGCTAAGAGATATCTAGAACTCAGTGATATAGTACATAATCTCAATCCTACCAGAGAAAATATCTATATCAAGGGCCGTAAACAAGCCATTCTCGAATATTTAAGCATGCAACAACAGCTTAGATCTTTAGAAGAGTATCCTGAAGGCATATCATATGTTGGTAACGGAATTGCTGTTAATAGACAATGGCAACTGCATACAAAATATGATAAGGACATACAAGCTCTCATGAAAGATGGTAAAGTTAAATTGACTAGAGGGTATAGATCGTTACATAAGATGCACAAATACGGTACTAAGAAAGCTAGCTGCAGTCAAACATATGTTGTATTGTCATGATTGAATGTATAGAATTCTTCAGATGCATTTTGTGTAAATGTATATACTTCGATTTAATATCAGAGTGTGACTGTGACTCTAACGCCACAAAGTTTGAACATTATACAGTAGACTTAGATACATATAATCCAAAAATAGTTGAAAGAGATGTAGATGATTATTAATAGAGAAGATTATCAAAAAGTCGATGGCGTTGAATATGATATCAATAAGAGGTGGGAACAAGGAACTCCTCATCACCCAAGATCAGAGATATTGTATCAGGCTATTTCTGACATTGATTATGTGTTTCAAGATGATCTGTTTGGGTGGAAATCTGGCGGCGACGGGGATAATGGAGAAGCTCTAATGTATCTTCTTGATATCTATTTCGACGAGCAAGATAAACGAAATGGTGTAGAGTTGATTGAAGAGCTTTATTACCCTGAAGCAGATTATAGAGATTAAAATGATTGACTACGAAGAAATTGCAGAATACATTAAAAGCCAGTCTCCAGATGCTAAAGCATATATTGGAGTTGATTCTGAGAGATTCGTCAAAGACAAAGTTCCCCACGCAAGATTTCATAAAGTGATTGTTATACATGCTTTTGGAGGTAATGGTGGAAGAGTGTTTGGAGAGACTGTTGTTGAGCTTGACTATGATGTCAAGTCTAAACCTTCTTATAGACTGATGACAGAGGTATTCAAAGCAGCTGAATTATATCTAGAGTTTACTTCAAGGTTTCCCGATACCGAAGTAGAGGTACATCTCGATCTCAATCCCCAAGAACAACACAAGTCTAGTAAAGTTGTCCAGCAAGCTATTGGATATATTAGAGGATCTTGTGGAGTTGATCCGGTCGTTAAACCGGAGAGTTGGGCGGCTAGTCACGTAGCCGATCATTTTCCAAAGATTTAGAAAGGTATTATAAAATGAGCGATAATGAATTTCATAAGGGTAAAATTGTACCCATTGCAACAGACGATCCTATAAAATACTTAGAGAGTTTAGGTATTGGCGCTGAAGACTCTGATAGTTCTTATGATTTATATGCAGATTATGGTATAATGCTTTATAACGGCAAGCTTTATAGGGTTGAGGATAAACAATTTGAAATCTATGATACATCATATAATAAACATAATGACGTTGTAGAATACAATACAGGATTCTACAACGGAGGAACGTGTTTATTTGAAATATTGCAAGATATCATAGAGGAACAATATGGGCGATAATTACTCTCTATATGATATCACAAACGATTCCATCGAAAAATCTCAAAAAGATAATCTAGGGTCTAAAGCTAAACAATTGGCAGAAACTGTTATCAAATTCAAACAGTATTCTAGTGTATTATCTAAACAAGAAATGTATAGATTAGCCGAAGAGATCTTGAAAGAATTTTCTAAATGAGAAAAAAGAATAGCAGAACAAAAACCAAAATAGAAGAAACTTCTTCTTTAGATTCTCGTCTTAATGATATTATAGTAAAGCTTGATAATATTTGTTATTCTATAGACAATATTCAAGGGATTCCTGTAATGTTTATGTATATTTCTCAAAGAGATACAGATTTTACAGCTCATTTCAAAGGAAACTCTCGAGAATATGTATTGACTTTTAGTTTAAACGATATTAATATCAAATCCTCGGAAGAATTACTAGAAATTATTCTAAAAGATTCTAAGATATTGGAGAAAGAAAATGCTTGAAACTTATAACTATAAAGAAGGCACTGAATACGTTGTAGGTCATCCTATTATAAACACCGGAATCAAGTGGTATCCTGTCCATAAAATACAACATCACGATCACAAGATCATCGACGTGGAACCTAGTAAATATTTTACGTATTTTTATAAATGTCATGTGATACTGTTAGATAATAAAGCTAAGATGTTTCAACAACGAGATTCTGATCTTGAATTGGGTGTAGAATATTTCGCGACACTCTGTGAAGCGCAGGAATATTGTAACAACAATTCGAAGTTTAAAGCATCGACTTTAGAGTATACTGTTAACGATACTCCTCAGCCAGAAGTTCAATCAGAGAATCCCGTTCCCGAACGTTCAAGTTTTGTCGATAGAATTTTAAAATATTTCGGAAAGAAGTGATAATGAGATCTAGAGTCCTTGATAACGGATATATTATACAACAAGCCAAGAGCCCTCTAGGGAACGGCCATGTGTATTACGTCAAAGGAGGAGTAGAGGGAATGGTTCAGGTTATTGATACGTTTATGATTCCTCCCAGTGTTATCAGTGCTTGTCTGGCTTGGGAAATGGATCACTCAAAAGTTGAATGTTTTAAAGATCCTACTTGCGAGTTTAATAAAAGAGTTGTAGAGTGATAATATGAGAATTTATAACAGAAAAGATTTCTTAGATCTTCCAGAAGGAACTGTGTATATCAAAGGAATGGAGACAACGTTCCATGAGAATATTCAGATCAAGAAAGAAACTATTAGAGATGATCAAGGAAAGCCTATCGACTGGTTCTATATAGACCTTGCTATGTTTGAAGCTGACGATCCTCATGAATATATTTGCAATTTCGAAGCAATGCAACACGATCAAGCGTCTATACCTATGGAAGCTGTCAAAGCTCGGGATGGATGCTTTGAGGAATCTGACTTGTTTCTTGTATACGAAAAGAGTGATCTGGAAGTTTTAATTAAATTGTTAGGAGAATCTTTATGATAAAACATCTAAAAGAAAAGGTTTGTATATGGTTCAAGCAGTATAAAGCTGTATATAAACCTAAGTGTGATTGTAAGCCCTGTCATGATAAATTTGAACAAACTAAAACTATCAAGAGACCTCAAGAAAACTTTTATCACGGCGGGGATATGTACTGGTAATGTGTATTCATCTTATTAATACTAAAGGAAGCATCTCTAGAACAGTGTTGTTTTTTTGTTTGCATCTTATAACAGCTTGGGTAATTACTTTTATTGCTACAGGGTCAATAGAGACTGCTACAGTAGTATCTTTAGCAGAGCCTATTGTAAACGCTTTCTGGTATTTTATTTTAGATAGATTTGTTAGTAAAAGGTGTAAACATGGCTAGTATATTAAAATATTTCGCTGAACCTGTTGATCGATATAGTAATAAAGATTTATATCCTTTAAATCAAAAACTCATGTATAAGAGTAAATTTCATACAGATATATCTTTCATAGCGCTAAAATTAGTACGTAAATTTGCAAAACATTATATAGTATACTACCAATATTCTAGTAATTGTAGTAATCCGTTTGATTATACTGTACATAAAACAAGAGGTTATTATATAAACACTTGGATCGATCAGATATTGTTTAAAGCAACACTTGATAAAATTTCTAACAATAGTGATATGATCAGATTAGATGGAACTCGTAATGGAAGTTATTTTATTAACAATTCCTATTCTAATGGTTTATATAAAATTTATAATATGTATAATATGATAGATAAGTGGTGTAGATATGAATAGCAATCTTACATCTCACGAGTTCGCTAAAAAGATTGAAACAGTTGACGATTATGATGTATGGCAATATACAGTCAAGCTTCATAATACAGTTGATGGTAGCGAATGTTGGACTCACACAGAAATCGTTAAACAAGAGAGCCCTTCTTATTATGTGTCCCCAATAACATCTAAGCTTATCATTCAGAGAGCTGAGCAACATTATATGTTTCACATTTCTGAAAGAGAAAATAAGAACCATCTTACACCTGCAGATTCACCTCTTAGATCTTTAAACAATATAGAAGAATTTTTGAATAATCCCAAAGTAGAGGAATTAATGTCGCATTTAAAAACATTTTTAGAAAGATCTATCAATAATGAATGATATTATAATTTTCGTAGATCTTGACGGAGTTCTGTGTAACTTTATAGACGCTGTTGAGGAAATCTATCCAGGAGCCAAAGAGCTTCAGAAAACTTATTTCGGCGTCAACAGACATCAAGAGCATCCAGATCTAACAAAACAATACCAAGATTTTAGGAATGCTATTATAAACAAGAAACATTTCTGGAGAGATCTTCCTTGGACGGAAGACGGTAAACAGCTGGTATCTCATATCATAACACATATCCCTCTACAAAGATTGGCAATCATAACAGCTCCTATGAAGAATGATGAAGAGCGTTGTAATATCGAAAAGAGACAGTGGGTATCCAATAACATACCTTTCATATCCTCTGAAGATGTTTTTGTTGAAAAGCATAAGTATAAAATAATTGATCCATCGTTTAATGGAATGCAAATTTTAATAGACGATCATCAAGATAATATAGATGAATGGATATCTCATGGAGGTATTGGAATACTTCATAAGAATACAAAAGAAACTATTGAACAATTACAAAAATTGTTATAGTATATTTTTAAATTATGGAGATATGTGAAATGAACCTAAACAACAAAAATCCTACGATAACAATTCTAGTTGGTTGTCCTGGGTCAGGAAAATCTACATATAGAAAATCTAGAATAGCTGCTCCAGAGAATCATCCTGTAGTATTATCAACAGACGATTATATTGAACGAAAAGCTAAAGAAAACAATATTCCTTACAATAAAGCATTTACTTCATTCTTCGATGATGCTGAAAAGTATATGTTGGCTAATTTCAATACATCTATTCAAAACAATGAAAATATTCTAGTAGACCGTACGAACGTTACAAAGAAATCACGCAGAAGATTCCTTTCTAGAATTCCGAAACACTATACAAAAATTGCTATAGTTTTTGAAAGAGATCTTGATTACCTGCTAGAAATTAATCATACTAGATTGGATAGCGGAAGAGATGTTCCTATT